GGGCAGAGACGGCCAAGGAGGCCGAGCACGCCAAGGCCGCTGACAAAGCAAAGGAGGCTGAGCAAGCCGGCGAGAGCAAGGAGGCCGCACACGCCAAGGAAGCTGACCATGCCAAGGAAGCCGACCACGCGCTGACTGCCGATGACGCGGACAAATGGGACAACCACCAGTTTGACGACTATCTGGACCAAAGTGTGCGCAGGGGCGATAACGTGGCTTTCGCATCCGTTGAGACCGACGTGGTGCGCAGTGCCGGAAGATTCGTTGACGGGCTGCTTGGCGAGGGCTTCAAGCTGTGGAAAAGCGAGGATGGCACGACCTACCTTTGCCTTGACCGCCTGACCGTGCGCCAGACGATGACCGTACTGGAACTGCTGATACAGAAGGTGCGGTCGGTGGGCGGCATGATATGCGTGAGCGCGGCCAACGGCAAGGTGAAGAGTGTGGGGGAGGATGGTGACTACTATATCATCAGCTTTGAGGAGGACAACACCTTTGTGGCCCATGACCTGATGCGCTGCCAGACCTTTACGGGCAACGCCATCAAGAGCTACTGGGTGGAGGTGGCGGAGACCGGCAAGGACTACGTGAAGGTGCCCAAGACGGAATTTTCAGAGGCTCTTCCGGAGGCGAGCGACGAAGTGGTGCTGATGGGCAACACCACGGACAGAAGACGGCAGAACCTCATTCTCATCTCGGCCACTGAGGACGGGCAGCCAAGGGTTGACGTGCTGGACGGCGTGAGCGGAAAAAACTTCGCCGGGGCCTTGCGTGCCCGCCTGGGCAACCTGGACGGCATCAATGACGACGCCTTCCCCGCCGACAGGCAACCCCAGGGCAACGGCCTGTACTCAGACAACGCCTACCTGAAAGGCACGTTCCTGCTCTCGACGGGTGAGGACGTGAAGACCCGCTTCGAGATCATGGAGGGCAAGGTGGAGAGCGAGCTGACGGGCATCCGCGACGACTTTACTGGCGAGAGAGGCTACCTGAGCAATGCCGCCTTTGCCGATGGCATGTCTAAATGGGAGACGGAGAACGAGGCCGTGTTCTTCCTCGTGGGCAACCGCTGGGTGTGGGCCAACGGCAACGTGCTGTCGAAGAAAGGCGACTGCGCGAGCGTGGCCAAGGACGAGGGGCGGACGGTGGTGGTGATACGCAACAAATACATCAGCCAGAAGAAAGAGAACCTGCGCTCCATACCTACCTTTACGGTGAACTCCAATGGAGAGAAGCAGCCTGTGGCCGTTTACCTGAGCTTCTTCTACAAATGCCGGAAAGCCGGCAAGCTGAGAGTGGAGTTTGAGAACGTTGACAAAACGGGCTTCGAATCCTTCAATTCTTTCCTCGTGGAAGAAGACCTCAGTGAGACCGACAGCTACAAGCAATATACGTGCAACGGCCTGTGGAACGGCACGGGCGACTTCAAGCTGAGCTTCACGGGCGAGATATGCCTTTACATGCTCGTGCTGAGTACGGACAAAGTGGAGAGCCTTGCCTACAAGTACCGCACGCTGTTGGAGCAGAGCGAGAAACTGGTGAAGATAGCCGCGCAGAACTTTGACAAGGACGGCAGGGTACTGGAGGAGAGCGGCATCGTTGTGCGTCCTGAGGGTAGCGGTGTGTATGCCCAAACAGCAGACGGGAAACTGGCCCTCATAGGAGTGGCTGTTACAGAAACAGGAGCCGACGGCAAACAACATACGGTGATCAAACTTACCGCTGAAAACATACAGATGGAGGGCCTTGTTACAGCCAATGGCAACTTCAAGATTAAGGAAGACGGCAGCATGGAGGCCGTAAATGGTAAGTTCAGTGGCGAGATGAATGCCCAAAGCGGCTATATCGGCAACTTCATCATCTCCAATGGCCATCTCGGAATAGGTGTCGCAAGCACAGACGCAGACGGAAAAACCACCATCAAGGAGGACGGCAACGGCCTGTTTCTATATGACAACATGATAGGTTTCAACGCTCCCGGCAGACAGGCAATTTTTGGCACTTGGAACAGCCTTGGCTCTCCCATCCTCTGCCGACTGGTGGATACCCACAAAGACTTGTTGGATGTAACCGGCCTTGTAGTGGGCGTGCAAGGTTCGTTGTTCGGAAATGAAGCCCTGCACATAGCCGGCGGTTATGTAAGCGGACTGGCCTATAAGCCACAGATAGCCGGTTTCGGAAACGTGACGAGCCAGACAGCCCCTACAAGTGCGACGGTTAACGTGGACCGAACAACGGTGGTGCTCTATGTGACGACAAAATTCTCATGGCGTGCCAAGGAGAGGGACGACAAAGGTAACGATGTGGCCTGGGAGTCGAAAACCCGCGACATGAATGTCAATCTACCAGAGATGCAGCACTATGACGACGGGCATACGCTGAAGATAAAGCGTGGCACGAACAACGGCAACAAAGTATATGTTGTGCCGGGAAAAAGCCATTGGATGAGTCTGTCTGATGACGGGCGGAACTACATTGACAACGTTGGACAAAGCTGTATTCTAACAGACCGCGGCAGTTATGTTACAGACAAATTGACCATTGACAGCGAAATGGACTCTATGGAGCTGGTTTACTTCCGAGACCTCATGGTAACGATAGACACGAAGACCTATCATGGAATATGGGTGCAATTTAAGAACCCAAGAGACTGGTAACAATAAAACAGAATAAAATATGGCACTTACAAACGAAGAGAAACAGGAACTGCTGAACGCCATGAAGGCGGACTCGCAGAGTGTTGACAACCTTGAGGTGGTGGGCAGCCTCGACGGAGTGCAGAGCCTCCCCGCCGTGCGTGGCGCAGAACTGGTGTCGGCACCGCTGAACCTTCTGTCCAAACCCGCGCAGGATGCAGCAGCCACTGCAAACAGCGCAGCAGCCACTGCAAACGAAGCAGCTGCAAAGGCCATCGAGGCAGCCACGAACGCCGAGACCAAGGGCGAACAGGCGGAGAAGGCAGCAGCCACGGCCACGGAAGCTGCCAGCAAGGCCACTGAGGCTGTGAGTGAGGCCAACACCGTGGCATCCAAGTATGAGCACTCGGCGAAGCTGGGCCTTGACGGTGCTACGGCACGGTTTGCAGCTGTTGACGAGACAACGGGCATCACCACGGAGCAGACGAGCCTGATAGCCTCTGCCATGGACCTGGTGGTATGGTCGGTGGAGAAGAAGACCTTCCTGCTGCGGTCGAAAGACAGGAAATACTACATCTCCTGGTCTGCCGACGGAAGCCGCTCGATGGACCTTTTCCTTGACGGTCAGACCGTGAAGCAGGACAAAGTGTATGCCTGCGGGGAGTCGCTCTACGTATATAGTGGCGGCGACTTGGTGGAGATCAGCGGTTCGGGTGGCGGCAACACCTACAACGTGACCACCGAGGCACCGCTTGCCACGGGCTACTATACACTGCAGACGGCCATAGCCTCCGTGGAGGCGAAACAACGTCGGAAAGGCCTGTGCGTGACCTACGAGACGGCCCAGGGCAAATGGGAGACCAAGCAGTTTGTGGGGACGAGCCTGGAGACCTGGGAGCAGCCCACTGCCTGGACGGACTTCGGCGGCGACGGCACGGTGAAGAGCGTAACGGTGAACGGCCAGCGTCAGACCCCTGACGCAGATGGCAACGTGAGCGTGAGCTTTGACAAAGTGGAGGTGGACGAGAGCCTTGATGCCAACAGCACGAACCCCGTGCAGAACAAGGCCGTGGCAGCGAAGATGGCCGAGGTGGAAGCCTCTACCGTGTTCGGCATGACAGCCGAGGTGAGCGACGACCAGAGCAGCGTGCGGCTGGCACTGACCAACAAGAGCGGTGCGGAGATAGCCAGCGCGGACATCCCGGCCGGCAGTGGCGGCGGTGGCGGTGAGAGTAGCACGACAAAGATAGTGCTCAGTGCAGCCGTTGACCATGCCACCGTGAAGGAGGGCGGCAGCGTGAGGCTGACCTACACTTATGACCACCAGAACACGGGTGGAGACAGCACGGGACAGAAGGCGACGATACAGGTGATCATCAAGCGCGGAGCCACTACGACCTACTCGGACACCGTGCAGGACGTAGGCAAGGGCAGCTACGACTTGGATTTGACGAAGTACCTGCTTCTTGGCACGAGCGACATCTATGTGATAGCCACGGCCACAGACCCAAACACCGGCAAGGCTCAGAGGAAGCAGGCCTACGTGAGCGTGAAAGTGGTTACGCTGTCGCTGCAGAGTGCGTACAATCTTGCCAGTGCCCTGGGGAAGGGCGGCTACGGCGTGAACGAGACCGTGAGCATACCTTACAGCGTTAGCGGCAGTGGCACCAAGACCGTCTTCCTGTATGTGGACGGCAACCAGCGCAGCTCGGAGAGCGTGACAAGAAGTGGTACGACAAACGGCAGCTTCGACATCCCCATGAGCGGACTGAGCATCGGGCGGCACAACATACAGATGGTGGCTGAGATGGATGCCGGGGGCGGCCTGACGCTGAAGAGCGAGAGCATATACATCGACATCCTCAAGGGCGGCGGCAAGGACCCGTTCGTGGGACTGATGATGACCAACGCCGACGGACGCATCATGACCGCCTCGGAATATACCCATCCCACGATTGGCGTGGGTCAGTACGAGCAGTGCTCTCTGTCGTTTGTGGCCTATGACCCCACCACGACCCCTGCCGAGCTCACCATCAGCCGCAACGGCAGCGTGGTGCAGACGGTGAGCGTGGCAAGGATCACTCAGCACTATCAGAACCGCTTCACGGAAAAGGGCCGGCAGACGATGGCCTTCACCGTGGGGCAGACTGTTTACACCTTTTATGTGGACGTGGCCGAGAGCAGCATCGACATCGGCGAGGCCACCTACGGACTGGCCGTGAAGCTAAGTCCGTCGGGGCGCAGCAATGGCGAGAGCGACCCCGCCCATTGGGAGTCGAACGGCATTAGAACGTCATTCGAGGGCTTTGACTGGCAGAGCAACGGATGGACGGGCGACACGTTGTTGCTGACGAACGGAGCGAAGGCCGTCATCGGCTGTGAGCTGTTCAAGACCGACGCCGGCATCACGGGCAAGACCATTGAGATGGAGTTCAAGGTGAGCAACGTGAGCGACCGCACTGCGGAGGTCATCAGCTGCATGAGCGGCGGCAAGGGTCTGAGCGTGACCCCCGTGGAGGCGAGCATCAAGACCGGCACCATCCTGCACTACACCAACGAGGACGGCGAGGACGCGAGCCGCGAGATAAAGATTGGCACGAAGTTCGCCCCAGACGTGTGGCTGAAGGTGGCTTTCGTCATCGGCAAGCGTGCCGACGGGAGGCTGATGGAGCTCTACGTGAACGGCAACCGCGCAGGTGCCGACATCTATGACAGCGGCTACTACTTCCAGCAGGACACGCCTGTGGGCATCACGCTGGACAGCGACGCCGCCGACCTTGAGGTGAGGAACATACGCATCTATGACCGTGCGCTGACAGACGACGAGGAGCTGGAGAACCGTATGGTGGACGCCACTTCGGCCGACGAGATGATGGAGCTGTGGAGCGAGAATGACATCATCGGCGACACGGGCGACGTGGACATTGACAAACTCAGGGCCAAGGGCAAGGGCGTGATGCGCATCGTGAGGAAAGGCGGCCTTGACGAGGTGAACGAGACAAACAACAAGAAGACCGACTTCCTTGCCGACATCTACTTTTACAGTCCTTTCGGCAAGCAGTATGACTTTGTGCTGCACGACTGCTACATCCGCATACAGGGTACGAGCTCGACGAAATATCCCAGCAAGAATATCCGCATCTACCTGTCAAAGGGCGGCAGCGGCCTCAGTCTTGAAATCAATGGTCAGCCGGTGGAGAAGAAAGCCTATGCCCTCCGCCCCGGCGGCATAGCCATGGGACTACTGTGCGCCAAGAGCGACTACAGCGACTCGTCGATGAGCCTCAACACCGGCGGCGCGAAGCTGTTCAACGAGGTAATGAAGGAACTCGGCCTTCTGACACCGCCACAGCGGTACCAATACGAACAGGCTGGAAAGAATATGGCAGCGGTGACTATCCGCACGGCCATCGACGGCTTCCCGATAGACGTGTTCAGCTCGGAGACCGTAGACGGGGAAAGTACGTATTATGGCCAGTACAATCTGAACAATGAGAAATCGAAGAGCGGCAAGCTGTTCGGAATGGAGGGCCTCGACGGCTTCACGCCAGACTGCCCGCTCACTCTTGAGACACTGAACAATGGCGAGAAGACCTGCCTGTTCCAGAGCAGCAGCGACGATGACCTCATCGCCAACTTCGATGCAGGGCTGGAGACCAACGTGCCGGATGATGTGAAGTGGGCTGGGCTGAACGATGCGCAGCAGAACGCACTGAAACGTCTGTTCGGCTGGATAAGGGCCTGCGTGCCCGAAGGAGCGAGTGCCGATGACCTCTCTACATTCAAGAGCGAGAAGTTCGCCACGGAGGTGAGCCAATATTTCGACAAAGACTTCCTGCTCACCTATTACGTCTATACCGACTATGGGGCAAGCGTGGACCAGCGCGCCAAAAACATGTTGCTGAGAACATGGGATGGCAAGATTTGGTTCATCACCTATTATGACGGTGACACTCAGTACGGCAAGCGCAACGACTGCTTCCTTGCCTATGACTACACCATCGACCGCAATACCTATGACGCGGAGGCATCGAAGTATGCCTTCGAAGGCAGGGAAAGTTGGCTTTGGAACCTTGTGCTGGCCAACCTGCAGGACGACCTGAGACGTTGTGCTGCCAACTTCAGGGCAAAGATGACACCAGAAAGGGTACTGGCCATGCTGACCGTGGAGCAGATGGGCAACTGGAGCGACAGGGCCTACAACAAGAGCGGCTATCTGAAATATATCAAACCTGCCATGGTGGAGACCTACGGAAAGAAGTGGCCGTTCATCTACGCCCTGCAAGGCAACAACAAGGCGTTTCTGACCTACTTTATCCGCAACCGCTACGCACTGCTCGACGCCAAGTACGGGACGAGTAGCTTCACGTCTGACAACATCGACCTCTACATGTCGAGGACAGCCGCTGACGCGGCCGACACAGTAAGGGTTACCGCCGGTGAGGTATATGCTTTCGGCTACGGTACGAACAACAGTCCGAACCTTGCCAACACGGGCATCGTGGAGGCAGGCAAGACGGCCACACTGGAAATAAAGGGCGCATACACCGTGAACGACCCGTTGAGAATATATGGTGCAAGCCGTATGCAGACCCTTGACATGAGTGGTGCGGCTGACCATCTGAAGAATGGCTTTGACCTTGGAAAATGCACCGCACTGAGGGAGCTGAACATGCAGTCTGAAAAGGGCGGCAGTACGGGATGGTGGCTGAGCATAGGCACCTGCCAGCAGCTGAGGACGGTAAACCTGCGTAACCAGCAGCAGGCAAAGACCGGCGGCAGCACCTCGACCGAACTTGACTTCACCACACAGCCCAAGCTGCAACACCTTGACGCACGAGGCACGCAGGTGAAGAGCGTAAGTTTCGCCAAGGGCTCTCCACTGACAGAAGCCTTGCTGCCCGGCACGCTGACCGTGCTGCGCCTGGAATACCTCAGCAAGCTGACGACCGACGGACTCAGCCTTGAGAGCTATGCCAACGTGAATACCCTCATCATGGACGGTTGCCCGAACATCAATTGGGAGACATTGCTGGCACGCTGCACCAACGTGGCAAGGCTCCGTGTGACGGGCATCAGCAAGACGGACGACGGTACGTGGCTTTCGAAGTTCATGACCATGGGCGGCATCGACGCGGACGGTAACGCCACCGAAACTTGTGCCCTCGTGGGAACAGTGCAGCTCACGCACTACATGGATGAGGAAGATTACGCCAAGTATACCGCCCATTTCCCGGAACTCAATATCAAGCAGCCTGAATATACGATGATAGAGTTCGACGACTCCGTGGCCGATGATGCCAATATCACCAACCTTGACAACGGAACCGGATACGCCTCAGGCAGCACGTACAAGCCCAACGGCCACATTCTGAAGATTCTATCCCAACGCCACCGCGTATTGGCCAAGGTAACGAAAAAGCCTACGACAACCACCATCAACATGGCAGGGCAGGACATCACCGTGAACAATCCAGACGGAGAAATGACCTACTCTCCCCTTGATGACGAGAACAGCCGCAAGTATGCGGATGGAACGGAGGCAAAGCTGGACGGAAGCGAGGGCGACTGGATGATGTATGAGCCATTCTTCTGGTGCAAAGGTATCAACGACTACCTTAACGGCAAGCATTACAGCTGTTACAGTAGCAATGACCGGGAACACGAGCCGGAGCGCCCTGTGGCCACTGTGCTCACACTGGAGGATATTGGTGCGCAGGAAAGTGGCATATTGAAAGGCCGCAAGATAATGGCAAACAAGGAAACACTGTCCAATTCCTATACAAGCGACTCGTCATACAGCGTCTGCAAGGTTGTGGTTTCCGGCTATAAGCGCGTTCGCTTCCCCAGTGTACCAGGAACGAACCTTGTGGGAGCAGTCTTTGTGGACAGTACGGGCAAGGTGCTCAGTTCCGTGGTTGTTCCGACCATCACAAACAACTTCGAGCCGGGAATGTATATCATCAAGGACATACCTGAGGGTGCGACAGCACTCCACTTCACCATCCTCAACACGGCAGAGTTTGACAAAGTGGTGCTTAGCAATAGCAGCCGGATAGAGGATATGGAACCTGACTGGGTTGCAGACGACGAGCACTTGTGTGCTGTAGTGGGTTCAACAGCCATCGGCTCTAAGCTGCGTGCCGTGATAAGCGGTGGATCCACCACGTCTAACATGACATGGACGGACTTCCACTATTACAGCGTACAGCGCGGCATGCAACAGATAGACGCACTGATGCATTCACGCATTGCCAATTTGTTCTATGCCAAGTATGGCCGCAGAAACGCGCAGGAGCAGTGCGGTGCCGGCTCACACACCAACATGCGTACGACGGGTGGTACCGCCGATACTGGCATGACGGATACCATCGGCTACGAAGAGGCAAAGAGCGTGAACGCCAACGTTACCAACAGCCTCGTCGAAAATCTCGTCCACCAGTTTGCATGGTACAGGAGCAAGGACGAATACGGCGGTGCGAGTGTTACACAAGTGAATAACATCTGCTGTCTCGGCTATGAGGACATCTACGGCCATAAATATGACATGATGGATAATGTCGATCTGCCTAATGATAACGGGAATCAGGGCAAGTGGCGTATCAGAATGCCCGATGGCACGTTCCGTATGGTCAAAGGATCAACTTATAATGGCATGTGGATAGAGGCAGTTGCCCATGGCAAGTACATGGATGTCATCCCGGTGGGAAACGTCAGTGGCTCCTCCTCGACATATTACGGCGACATATATTGGTTCAGCAGCAGTGTTTCCCGTGTGGTTTATCGTGGCAACAACAACGCGAATGCGAATGGCGGTGTGTCGAATGCGAATGCGAATAACGATGCATCGAATGCGAACGCGAATGTCGGGTCGCGTCTGGACAACTATCAATCGGCGTACAACAAAG